AGGAACAAAAGGTTTAACAGCACTTTTAAAAGCTGTTGATGATTTTATCAAATCACCAATATCAGGCACAGCAGCGATATTTACTGGAATTGCTTTAGCTGTTAAAGGCACTACTGTTGCCGTAGCTGCTGTAACTGGTGCATTAGGTACACTTGGTGGTGTAGCAGGCGTAACAGCAATAGCATTAAATGCTTTGCCTTTTGTGGCATTAGTAACTGCTGCGGGTATATTTACAACTGCAATAATTAAAGCAACACAAAAACAAAGAGATCTTAACAAAGCCTTAAAAGATGGTGATGATCAAGCGTTAAAAAGTGAATTTAATAGATTATTTATTAAAAGACAAAAATTATTAGCAAGGATAAGTGAAGCAGAAGAAAGTAGTGGTAAAAGACAACTGCAATCTTTAAAAAGACAACTTAAAACAGTTGAAGAATCATTAGTTCCTATAAAAGAAAAAATGGACGAAAATAGAAAAATAGCAAATGAAATTGATAATCAAAATAATAAATTAAAAGAACAAGAAGAACAAATTAAAAAAAATGAAGAAGCCGCAAAAAAACTTAAAGAAAAAATGGCTGCTGTTGGGCAAGAAATAGAATCCAATATAAAAAATAATTTAGCAGATGCAATAGAGGGAGCCCAATCTTTTGGCGATGCCATGAATAATGTATTAAATAAAATTAAAAGAAAACTACTTGATTTGGCTCTTGATAAAATGTTTGAGGGTTTTCAAGATGGGTTTTCTGGTAAAGAAGAAAGAAAAGGTATTGGTGGTTTCTTGGGTGGTTTGATCGGAGGTCTGTTTGCCAATGGTGGTCGACCACCTGTTGGCAAAGCATCTATAGTTGGAGAAAGAGGACCAGAAATATTTGTGCCTAAAGTTGCTGGTACTATTATTCCTAATAATGCAATTGGGGGTGGTGGCGATAGTATAACTAATATTGTTAATGTGTCAGTAGATGCCTCTGGTACTTCAGTACAAGGAGATAGTGGAATGTCGCAACAATTAGGGCAGACTATTGCTTTAGTTGTACAAGAAACTATTGTAAGAGAAAAAAGAAATGGAGGTTTATTAGCATAATGGCAACTTTTCCTTCAATCACTCCAGCCTACGGAGAAACACAAACGATAGAGCAAGATAATATTGTTGTAAAACTTGGCGATGGATATGAACAAAGATTGGTCAGAGGACTGGCTGCAAATAAAAGGTATCATGTCATAAGTTTAGTTTACAATATTTCACAGTCTCAGGCAGATACAATCAACACATTTTTAAATGCACGTTTTGATGATCAAGATGCTTTTCAGTACACTATAGGGGGAGAATCTTCAGCAAGAAATTTTAAATGTACTAGCAGAAGTGCATCAATACCTTATAACAACAGAATCACAATGAACTTGACTTTTGAAGAGGTTTTTGAGGCTTAATGGCAATACCACATTCTGAACTACAAAAAATTAATCCAAATTCAATTATTGAACTTTTTGAATTAGAACTTGTTGAAGGTTTACATTATGCGACAGGAAATCCAACAAATGTTCCTACAATCTACCGTTTTCATGCAGGCGGTAATATAAGTACTTACGCAAACATTGTTTGGCAAACAAACACTTACGAAAGATTTCCTATAGAAGCAAAAGGTTATGAATATGCAGGAGAGGGAAAAATTCCAAGACCTACTTTAGTAATGAGTAATTTAGGCGGTATTACAAGGGGCGGCTCAGTTATCAGGGTTACAGATTTATTAATTACAGTAAATTTGGTAACACCTCATAATGATTTACTAGATGCAAAAGTAACAAAGAGGACTCTCACTGCTGATGCCTTAGATGCAAGTAATTTTGCGGGAAATACAAACCCTTTTGGCACTCCAAGTTCAAACGAATTGCCACAAGAAATTTACTTTATTGATAGAAAAATCCAAGAAAGTAGGGACGTTGTTTCATTTGAATTAGTAAATAGACTTGATATGGAAAACAAAAGAGTACCAGCAAGGCAAGTAACAAGAAAAGACTTTGAAGGTGTTGGCACATTCGTAAACTAATTATGAATGAATTTTGTAAGTTACAAGCTATTGCACACGCTAAAGAAGAAGCACCAAATGAATGTTGTGGATTATTTTTAAAAACTGAAAAAGGGTTTGAATATTTTAGATGTAAAAATGTGGCTTATGAGTTTGAAGCTAATTCTTTTGTTATTGATCCATTTGATTTTGCTGATGGGGAGGACAAAGGAGAAGTAATTGGTATATTACATTCACACCCTCAAAACGTATTAGAGTTTTCTTCAGAGGATATTGCAAGTTGTAATTCAATACAAATACCTTTTTATCTTGTTTGCCCAGATTTAGATAAAATGATTGTAATTGAACCTGAAAAAGATGCTTAAAAAAATAAAAGTTTACGGGTTTTTAAGAAAATATACAGGTCAAAGTGAATTTATGGCTGATGTTAATTCTCCATACGAAGCATTTAGTTTTTTATTTTGTAATTTTAAGGGTCTTGAAGAAAAAATGACTAAACAACTTTTTTGTGTAAAAGTAGGCGACAAACCAATTACAAAAGATTTTTTAAATATAAGAACTGAGCAAGAAATAAAAATAATACCTCTTGTTCATGGAAACTTTTTTACTTTAATTTTTGGTTTGGCTCTCAACTATGTAGCAAAAGAATATGTAAAACAGGTTATTGTCAAATATGTTTTGACTTATGTTGCATTAAATTTAATACAAAGAGGAATAAATGATTTAATTTCACCTCAAGAGCCGACACAAAATAGAGATTCAGGGCAAGACCCATTAGACCCATCTGCATTGGCAAGTAACTATTCATTCACAGGTCTCACAAATATTAGTCAAGCAGGTATTCCAGTTAACTTGGCGTATGGAGAAATCGTTGTCGGTTCTATTGTGGTATCAAATGGAATTGATACAGTTCAAGTGGAGGGTACAAACTGATGAGCATAAAAGAATTTGACCAAAGCACAACCTTTTCAAATCCAGATTTGCCGAGTGGTGCATTATCTTCAAAACAATTTAATACGATAGTTGAGCTACTATCTGAGGGAGAAATAGAAGGCAGTGCAACAGCATCAAAAAACGGAGTTACAGATAAAACATCAACAGCTTATGTAAATAGTTTCAAAAAAGACATTTTTTTAAATAAAACACCAATTTTACAAGCGGCTGCAAGTGTAACAGCACCTCAAGATAGTGATTTTAACTTTCAAGATGTTGGCTTGGATTTTAGAGACGGAACTGCAAATCAAACATTTATTTCTGGAATTAAAAATATAGAAACAGAGGTCGGTATTGGTACAGAAGTTACAACTTCAAATCCAGTTACACACACTGTAAGTCAATCAACAATAAATGCGGTAAGAGTTACCTTGCAGTTTCCTTCTATGCAATTTTTTAATGATGAAGGTGGCATTGATGGAGTAGAGGTTCAATTAAGAATTAAAGTTATTGAAAATGATGGAACAACAACTACAGCAGTTGATGACACTGTAAAAGGTAGATCAACAAACGCATATTTCAGAGACTATTTGATAAACCTTGCTAGTGGTACATCATTTCCAGTACAGATAAGAGTTGAAAGAGTGACAGCAGATAGCACCGATGCAAATACTGTGAACGCTTTTAGATTTAACTCTGCGACAGAAATAATAATGAAGCAGAACGCATATCCAAATACAGCACATACAGCCTTACGATTTAGTGCTGAAAAATTTCCAAGAGTCCCAAATAGGCGTTATAAGATAAGAGGAATAAAAGTAAAGATTCCGTCAAATGCAACAGTAAATGCTACACATGGTAATCTCACTTATGCTGGTACATGGAATGGTACTTTTAAAGCTAGTAAAGAGTGGTGTTCTGACCCAGCTTGGATTTTATATGATTTATTAACCAATGACCGCTTTGGCTGTAATATTGCTGAATCTTCCCTAGATAAATTTAGTTTTAAAACTGTTAGTGAATATTGTGGAGCTTTAGTAGATGCTGGTAATGGTGATGGCAGTACCGAGCCAAGATTCAGTTGCAACGTAAATATTACTCAACAGTCTGAGGCATTTAACCTCATTAATGCTTTATGCGGTTCAATGAGAGCTATTGCTTTTTATGCTGCTGGTTCAGTTTCTATATCCCAAGATGCTGAAGGTAAGGCAACTAAATATATATTCAATAACTCAAATATTACTGAAGATGGTTTTGTTTATAACGGCTCAAGTTTAAAAACAAGACACACAGTAATTAATGTTCAATATTTTGACATGGTTACACAAGAATTAGATATTGAAACTATCGAGGCTGACGCAGCGACCCAAACAAAATATGGAGTAGTAACAAAAACTATAAAAGCATTTGCCTGTACATCTAGGGGTCAAGCTGCAAGATTAGGAAAATGGTTTTTATTTAATGAACAAAATTCTGGAGAAACTTGTGCTTTTGCAACAACTTCGGCTGCTGGAGCTTTAGTTAGATGTGGTGATATTATTGAAATTGCAGACTCTTTAAAGGCTGGTGTAAGGAGAGGTGGCTTGCTTTCTTCTGTAACAAGCACAACTGTTGTCGTATTAGATGATTCAGCTTCAACAGATATTCCAACCTCTAACAGTCCAACTATTTCTATAGTCATGCCTAATGGTTCAGTTGAAACTAAAAATATAAGTAACGTATCAGGAACAACAATAACTGTTTCTTCGGCATTTAGTACGACACCAAATGTAAATGCCCCTTATGTTTTGGAAAGTTCAACTCTAGAAACAACAACATGGAGAGTTGTTTCTGTTAGTGAAAATGATGACACTACTTATTCCATAACAGCACTTGAACATAATGAGGGCAAATATGCCTTTGTTGAAGATGGGGCAGCTTTACCTGTTAGAAATACAACTGCGTTGACAGTTATTTTAGACCCACCAGAAGGGCTATCGGCACAAGAAAAAATCGTAATTATTAATAATAAAGCTGTTGCAAAGATTCTTGTTGATTGGCAAACTCAACAGGGAGCAAATAGATATGAAGTTCATTATAGAGTAGATAACGGCAGTTTCTTTAAAATTGATACCGTTTCTAGTGATGCTGAAATAGTAAATAGTCAGGCAGGTAGATATGAATTTCGAGTATTTTCTTTTAATGGTCTTGGAGAGCCAAGTAGAGCAGCAGCAACATTAACATTTGATGCTGTAGGTAAAACAGCTCCACCACAAGACATAACAGGCTTAACTTACGAGCCTTTAACAGATAAACTTGCCAGACTTAGATGGACGCCTGTTACAGAGGCAGACGTGCTTGCAGGGGGGCGTATTTTTATAAGACACACACCAGACACAACTGGTAATGGCACTTTTTCAAATGCAACCGACCTTGTTACTGCTGTTTCTGGTAATACAAGTTCTGCTGAAATACCTATTTTGGCTGGGGAAGTAATTTTAAAAGCACAAGATGACGGCCAAAGATTTAGTACAGGCGAAACATCTGTAATTATTGACCCACCAGACCCACAACCAGCATTAATTACACAAACAAGACGTGAAGATCAAGATAACCCAAAATTTCAAGGTACAAAAACAACTACAGCTTTTGATAATGTTTCAAATTCTTTAACACTTACTGGGGTTGGCCTTTTTGATAGTATTACCAGTTTTGACGCAGAAACTAGCATTGATTTTATTGGTGGTGTTTCATCATCTGGTACGTATGAATTTGGTGGTAGTGCTGGCGGTACTTTTTTGGATTTAGGCGGTGTTTTTGCTTTAGATCTTAAAAAACATATTAAATCGGAAGCTATTTACCCAAATGACCTTATTGATAACAGGGGTTTAATTGATGACTTACAGGATTTTGACGGTACTGGAAGCGTTGATGTTAATGCTATTACTGAAGTAAATGTTACCCAAGATAACCCAAGTTCCGGCTCTGCAACCTATGCTGGTTTTCAAACTTTTGCAAACGGAACATATAAAGGTAGAGGCTTTAAATTTAGGACTACATTAACCTCAGGAGACCCAGCCCAAACAATAAGAGTAACGGAGCTTGGTTATACAGCAAGTTTGCAAAGGAGAACTGAACAAAATGCAACAGCTATTGCGTCTGGTGCTGGGCAAAAAAATGTGACATTTGATAACCCATTTTTTGTTGGAACTAGCAGTTTATTGGGTTCTAATTCACATTTACCATCTGTAGGTATAACAGCATTAAATATGGCATCTGGGGATATTTTTGAATTAAGTAACGTAAGTTCAACAGGCTTTTCAGTACATTTTAAAAACAGTTCTGGGGCTTCTATTGATAGAAATTTTAATTTTGCTGCTATTGGGTTTGGTAAAGGTGGATAAAACAGATATACTAAAAACAATTACTATTTTTTAAATGGCAAGAGTTGATAATACTGGTGGTTCTGGTTTTGTTGTTGATAACGGAACTGGGCTTGTTGTTAGAACAAAATTAAATCAAATAATCGCTGCTCTTAGTACTGTAAATCAAGGATCTGGCGACCCTTCAATAGGTGTGGCGGCTTACGTGCCACATATTGATGGTAATACTTTAAAAATTAGAAATGCAGCCAATAATGCTTTTGTAAGTTTGGGTGATGTAAGTCTTGCTAATTTAGGTCATGCTTCTTTATCTGTTGCAAACACATTTACAGCAAGAGCAACTTTTAATGTTACATCTTCAATAACTTTACCCTCTGGAACAACGGCTCAAAGAGACGGCAGCCCAGCAGTTGGAATGATACGTTT